CATAAAGGCACATAGAACATAGGCATATATAAGGAGGCATTACTATGGCATCACTAGCAGAAATTCGTGCAAAGTTAAAAGAACAAGAAAATCGCCCAAGTGGCACGACATCAGGCGGCGATAACGCAATTTACCCATTTTGGAATATCAAGGAAGGCGATAGTGTAACTATGCGCTTCTTGCCAGACGGCGATGATTCAAACACTTTCTTTTGGAAAGAACGTTTGATGATCAAACTGCCGTTTGCAGGAATCAAAGGTCAAACTGATTCACGTCCAGTACAAGTACAAGTACCTTGTATGGAAATGTATGGCGAATCATGTCCAATCTTGGCAGAAGTTCGTGGTTGGTTTAAAGATCCAAGTCTTGAAGATATGGGTCGTAAGTATTGGAAAAAACGTTCTTATATCTTTCAAGGATTTGTATCAGATAATCCATTGGCAGATGACAATACTCCAGAGAATCCAATTCGTCGATTTATTATTGGTCCTCAAATCTTTCAGATCATTAAGCAGGCTCTTATGGATCCTGATATGGAAGAATTACCAACAGATTATACTGCTGGTGTGGATTTCCGTCTTAATAAAACTTCAAAAGGTGGTTATGCTGATTACGGTACATCAACTTGGGCACGTAGAGAGCGTCCACTAAGCGATACTGAAATGGCAGCAGTGAACACACACGGCTTGTTTAATCTCAATGACTTCCTACCTAAAAAGCCAGGTGAAGTAGAAATTAAAGTTCTTACTGAAATGTTTGAAGCAAGCGTTGACGGTGAAGCATATGATGCAGATCGTTGGAGCAATTACTTCCGTCCAGCAGGTATGTCAGCAGCAACAGGTGATCCAAATGTAGCACCTGCTAGTCCTGCACCACAGCCAGTAACAGCACCTGCTCCAGTAGCAGAAACTGTAAGTGACACTGGTTGGCAAGATCCTGCTCCAGCAGCAACTCCAAATCCTGCTCCAGCAGCAGCACCTGCACAAGAAAGCGGAAACGCACAGGACATTCTTGCAATGATCCGTGCAAGACAAAACCAATAATATAGGAGACAAAGATGCAAGTATCTGACAAACTAAAATCTATTGACAATTATTTCAGTGTGAATATTCTAGATAACGGATATTTCATTGAAGTCTCGGGTAGAAATCATGAAGATGATTATGCTACAGCCAAAGTAATGTACAATACTGCCGAAGAAATGATCGAAGGTGTACGTTCACTTACATCAATGGACTTGGGTGACTAATGGCAATTAAGGCATTTGATCCGAGTAAATTCCGTAAAGACTTGACAAAGTCAATTAGCGGAATGAGTGCAGGTTTCAATGATCCGACTGATTGGATCAGCACTGGTAACTATGCACTCAACTATTTGATCTCAGGGGACTTCCATAAGGGAGTCCCATTGGGAAAAGTTACTGTTTTCGCTGGCGAGTCTGGCGCAGGCAAATCTTACATTTGTTCAGGCAACATTGTTAAGGCTGCACAAGATCAAGGTATCTTTGTAGTTCTTATCGATTCTGAGAATGCACTCGACGAGTCATGGTTGAAAGCACTTAATGTAGATACAAGTGAAGAAAAATTACTTAAACTAAACATGAGTATGATCGATGACGTTGCTAAAACTATTTCAGTATTCATGACAGACTATAAATCTATGGCAGAAGAAGATCGTCCAAAGGTACTATTTGTAGTTGACTCATTAGGTATGTTACTAACACCTACTGATATTGATCAGTTTAACAAAGGTGATATGAAAGGTGATATGGGTCGTAAGCCTAAGCAATTGACCGCACTTGTTCGTAACACTGTTAACATGATCGGTAGTTGTAATGTAGGCTTAGTATGTACTAATCACACTTATGCATCACAGGATATGTTCGATCCAGATGATAAGATCAGTGGTGGTCAAGGCTTTATCTATGCATCATCTATCGTAGTAGCAATGAAAAAATTAAAACTAAAAGAAGATGAAGATGGTAATAAAGTTAGCGAAGTACGTGGTATTCGTGCAGGTTGTAAGGTAATGAAAACACGTTACGCAAAACCTTTCGAAGGCGTACAAGTAAAGATTCCATACGAAACAGGTATGAATCCTTATAGTGGACTTGTTGATTTGTTCGAAGCAAAAGGCATGATTGAAAAACAAGGCAATAGATTAAAATATACAACAAGCACAGGCGAAGAATTGTTAGAATATCGTAAAAACTGGAAAGGCGAATTACTCGACAGGGTCATGACGGATTACCTCGAAAAAGAACGTAATGTGGTAAATACCGGCACTACAGAAGAAGTAGATGACCACGAGGAGTTAGTCGAAAATGAATGAAGAGCAGGCATGCGACATTTGGGATGTTTTTAAGATACACTTAGACAAAAAAGAAGTAGAAGCAGCCGCAGAGCGATATGTTGATCTTCTAGTGGACTACGGGTTTGATGATGTGCAATTAGAAGAAATTCTAGGGCACGATAAAGTATTAGACAACGCTATCTATTATTTCCTTGAAATGGATGAAGAAGATCATTACGATGAATATGAGGAATAGATATGGGATGGTACTCAGAAGTATCAAGAGATATTTCTAAAATTCCAGACGCAATTTTGTACTTTGAAAAAGAGTTACAAGATGCACGTCAAGAATGTAAACTTGTAGGAAATGTTGAAAAGTCAGCAGCAGCAATGCCTGGTATTGTTGAACATAGATTTAATCAACTTCAAGAAATTGAAGCAATACTCAACTACTTGAATATTGAGCTACGTAGATTGCGTAGCTCATTTTTCAAAAAATATCTTGAAAATTATCAACGTGCGTTATCAAGTCGCGATGTTGAAAAATATGTCGACGGCGAATCTGATGTTGTAG